AGGTAATAAAGTTAAGATTGATAAGATTGATCCAAAAAAACCAATATCTTCGGAAAAACAAAGAGTAATAGACGAACTAGATGATATTAGTATTGAAAACTACGAACTTGGTGACGCAGCTTTAATTCGTTATATTAGAGATACTAACCATGCTATACATAGACGTAAGTTTTTTGCTGGTTTTAATAGTAAAATAACTGGTGCTGACAGTGTTGAAGATTCTATAGCTAATATTACTAGGCAAGAAGTAAATGCTGGAAATATGGTCATAGATGACCTTGATGAACTAAAAGATTTATTAAGAGCTAGATTTATTGGTGGTGAAAAACCAATAAACAAACACATATCTAACTTTAAAGCTTTTGGGTACGCTTTAACTATAGGTAATCCTTTTTCAGCAATAACTCAATTGGGAGATTTAGGAACTTCTGCATATACTCAAGGTATTGTTAATACTACTTTAGCAGTTGCAAAAAATTTAACTAGGTCTAACAAATTAAAAATGGATGATTATGCTGTTGACTTAATGGCAGAGCTTGGAAATCTAAACCGTAGTAGCAAGTTTTTAAACGATGTATTTAAATATTCAGGATTTAAATCAGCAGATAAATTAGGTAAAAGTACAATTGTTAATGCTTCACTGCTTAAGTGGTCTAGCATGGGCAATCCAGGTGCTTTTGGGTCAAAGATTAGGTCTTCTAAAAGATTAGAATCTGATTTAAGAACTAAATTTAAAGGTACTTTTGATGAAAACAGAATTAATAAATTAATAGATGACTTCAAAGATTACGGCAAGTCTAAAGGTAAGGGAGCAGTAACAGATGACATGATGTTTGTTACTTTTACTGATTTGTTAGACGTTCAACCAATAGCTCTGTCGTCAATGCCTAAACTATATTTAAATAATCCTAACCTTAGAATACTTTGGCAGTTAAAGACTTTTATGTTAAAGCAAGTTGATTTAGTTCGTGAGACATCCGTAAAGAAAATTAAACAAGGTAACGTGGTTGAAGGTATGGCTGATTTAGCTAGATACGGAGTTCTTGTATCTAGTGCTAACACTGGGTCAGATGTTTTAAAAAAATCAGTAGATGGTTGGATTTCTGGAGAAGATACTTTAGAAAATTATTTAGACCAGTATCCTAACTTAGCTGTTCTTGCAGCATCTAATTTATTTAAAGTATTTGGAGTTTCAAATTATACGGCTAAACAATTATCTAACGGACAGCTTAAAGATGTTGCAATTGACCAAGTTACTCCACCCTCCGTAGCTATAGGTGCGGATGCACTTGAGGCTACGGCTGATTTAATTACAGAGCAAGATACTGATAATTTAGTTAAGATGATTAGGAATCTTCCAATTGTTGGTAAGGTGTTAGAGGGATATTTAACAAGAACTGGAGCTATTGACAGAACATAATGCAAAATCAAATTATAGTACCAGCAGAGATTGTAACAGCTACAGGCGTAAGCACTGGGGTAGGCTCTGCTATAGTGGGATGGTTAGGAACTAACAACGATGCAATATCTTCTGTTGGAATAATAACAGGAATAATAATTGGTCTAATAGGTCTTTATTTTCAATACAAAAGAATAAAAAAATAATGATTACAAAATTCTATTAGAGGCATAGTTATTAGATTAAGTGATAGTACTTGGTCTTTGTGTGCCTCTTAATTCAAAATGAGGAAATAACACAATGATTGAAGAAGCAACAGCAGCAATGTTAGGTTCAAATGTAAGCCAGATACCTTGGTATGCATACACAGCCTTAGCTGTAGCTCCATTTATAGTGGGTTGTGTCTTAGCTATAGCTATGACTATATACTGGAAACGCATTAATTATAAAAGTGGATGTGAGCCGTATAGTGTAAAATTGCAGTATAGGTTTAGTTTTTTATCAGGATTCCTATCGGGTTGTTTTTGTCAGTACAGTTTGCAAGAGGTAAGTGAGCACTTACTAGCTATTCAGCCATTAACTCTAAAAGCTGTAATTGTGACAGGGGTGTTTTGTGCCTTACTGAATCAAATGGTGTACGATATCTTGAGAGGTCACGCCCAGAGAAAGGGGTGGACGGGGATATATAGTTTTATGACGGTTCACCACGTTAAGAAAAAAGAAGCAATAGACTTGACAGCATCGCTTGGCGATGATGATGATGACGACACTGACACAACAGTATGGTTAAAACCAGAAAAATTAAACAAAGACAAAGATTAAAATGAAATTATATTTGTTAAGAGATTATAAAAATAATGAAATTACTTTAGGAAGATTGTTTAATCCTGTTGATAATTTTCAAGTGCATACTTTAGAACTGCCTTGGAAGGATAACGCTAAAAATATAAGCTGTATTCCGAGGGGTGAGTATGTTGTTGAACTTGATTATTACCATCGTGGAAAGTATCCAGCTTATGAAGTAGGAACTTCTTACAGAACTGAAATAAAGATACACATAGGCAATTACACAAAGGATGTAAAAGGTTGTATTGCTATTGGTATCGAAAGAGATGTGCCTAAGCAAATGATTAAACAGAGTCGTAAAGCGTATGATAAGTTTATGGAATACACCAATGGCGAAGAAAGGTTTATGTTAGAAATTATTGAGATATAACAGAAGAGGTAATTATGTTTGGAATAGGCGATGCAGTAACGGCTGGCTTAAAGATTATAGATAAGTTTATACCAGATCCAAAAGCTAAAGCTGATGCAATTTTTAAATTAAAAAATTTAGAACAAGAAGGAAACATGGCTCAATTAAATGCCTATGTAACCCAGCTTAGTGGTCAAATAGAAATTAATAAGATAGAAGCTGCTAGCACCAACTTATTTAAGTCAGGTTGGAGGCCATTCATTGGGTGGGTCTGTGGAAGTGCATTTGCCTATAAATTTATTGTACAACCATTCCTACTTTTCTTAGTAGCTTTAGGCCAAATAAATATCGACATATCAATACTACCTGTGCTTGAGTGGCAAGAACTTAGTGCAGTCCTAATGGGCATGCTTGGTCTTGGTAGTATGCGTTCTTTTGATAGAGTAAAAGATAAGTCTCCTCGCGGAGAATAATATTACTTATCTGGTTTGTTTCTACCTAACTTTTTATGGAAGTCTTTTGCTAGTTTTTTAAGTGCTTCTTGTTTCATCTCATGAGCTTCTTTCTCTTCCAAAGCGTCCATGAGTGGGTACTGACACTGGTCATGCATACATACTACACATAACATTTGAAAACCAACTGTTAGTTTTAATGGTGCTTTTCTTTTGCAGCTATCGCATAAATCATTTGACATTTTTTTTAGATTGTTTTTTAAGTAAGCTTTTTTTCTGTTCAGCCTTTGTACTATTAACCATGCTCATTGAATTAAATATTCTTTTTAATATTTGATTGTGTACGTTTTTACATTTACTCATTGTTTTATAAATACTCCGCTTTAACTCTATCGATACCGTGCTGTGCTATGTCCACTGTTCCGTTACCAGTGTGAGTTAGCATAACTAATCCTGACCACCAATCACATTGGGCCTCATTGCCTTTGACATAGCTAGGAACGTAATCTCCATACCAACCTACATTAATCCCTTGGATGACTGGTTCTTTCCCATCTTCGGACGCTCTCTTAGTAGTGTGTACTCCAAATCTATGAGTGTGCCCAAAGACAATTGCTCCAGTGTGTTGGTCAGCAGCTTTCTTAGCAACATAATCACCACCAATAGGATTGTTAGCTCTCTTGCTCATTGGGGCGTGAGTAAATGCAGTGCCCTCGATATGAACATACTCTCTGTAATTAATAATAATCCAACCATCTTTCTTACATCCCACAAAGTCTTTCTCAGGAATAAAGCCGCTTAGCTCTGGTTTATCTTGTGTATACCTGTATGTGCGTACTTCGTGATTGCCCAGGAGCCAGTATAAGTTTGGTGAATACTTTTTTGTTTTCCATCTGGTTTGCTTATCCCATAAGTCATATATGGGTTGCATCATAGCGATATAAGATTTAACTCCTTTATCTATATCATCTTTTAATCTGCGACCTTCTTTAATCAGTGGGTTATTATTATCAAAGAAATTAATAGAATCTAAACTTAGGAAGTCTCCTATCTGAACTATGTTGTCTGGTTTATTATCTACAATAAAATTACCAAGAGCTTGGAATCTTTTGTCATGGTGTCCTGGTTCTGAGTGGGCATCACCAATAACTAGTGTTGTTTCTAGTTTTTTCATTCTGTTGCTATCTCCTTATTAATTTACTGTAATTTATTTCCAATCGTTTAAGTCATGTTCCTTAAAGTCATAATGAGATAACTCACCTTTTAAATATAAATCATTAAGAATATCTAGGCATGTTTGAAGAGACAATACTCCTCTTTCTCCACATGCAGGGCATGGGGAAAATGTATACGTCAACCCTCTGTTAGTTTCTTTTCCACATCTGAAACAATGATAGGTTTCTTTAGTTCTTTTATCCATAATTTAGGTACTTCGTTGAAAGCATATTTATACCCCTTGGAGTCACACCAGTCAGAATATCTAGTAGTAGATGCTTTATAAAGTTTATTATCATATTTAAACACAAATCTAATATCTAAGTCTGGGTGCTGTGCTTTAATATGAAGGTGTTTTGCCCTATCTGGCGCAGTAAACCTGCCTTTAGCTTCAAGTATTATGCCATTAGGCAATACCCAATCAGGCTTATAAGTGTGCATCTTATAGTATGGGAGAATTAATTTCTCATACTTTGCTCCAGTACCTTTTAGTTCTATAGATAACTCGTGCTCAAACCAAGATCTATAAGGTTTTGGAGGTCTTCCTTTTTTACTTCTCATTATAATAATCTGTAAGGCCAATTACCAAGACACGGCTCTCTTGAGTCTTCTTTTGCTCTATTATTAAACTCTTTCTCAGTAAC